TTTAATTCAAATCACACATTTGCAATTACTTGTTGTAACTTTAAATGTGTGATTTGAATTAAATCAGCAAAAGGAATCATCCTTCTAACTAAAGATTCAATAACACCTTTATACATTCTTGGTGCTACTGCCACATAGTTTGGAATTGCGTGTTGTGTGGCTGATTGTGGTCTAACCATATTCTCCATCAATTCCCATTTCAGGATTATGTTAGTACCCATAACCATCACACCTTCATACCAAACATCTATAGTTTTTTGAACCTTCTCAAAACTACCTTCTTCTTGCATTTCTAATGGTGGATTAAAAGAATCATCTTTCTCTACCATTGTTACATTGCCATTATCTTTTACTTTTCTTTTATAAGTTACTTTCTTAGTAGTCTTATAATTAAAGTACATTAATGTTGCAGTGTCTTTATAAAATATATCGTTTTGATAATACTGTGCTACATTAAAGTAATCAAACCAACTTTGTGCGTATTGAGATATTTCTTCTAAGTCATCATTGGTTAAGGTGGTATCTATTTTTAATAGTTCTGTAATTGGAACAGTTTTTATTTCACCCCAATAGAAACAATCTTTAAAGTGTGGGTCTTCTGTATAGCTATAAACAACATTAGCAGGGTCAACATATTTCAGTTTTACACCATCTCCGGGCAGAAATTCGTGCTTTGCTACTGACATACCTAATACAGTTAAATCATAATCTAACTGTTTTCTAATATCATTGTATTTGTTACTTTCAAATATAGTAGAGATGGCTTCCTCTTCTGCTATTTCAATAGCAGGTTTGTAGTTCAGTTGCATATACAACTTAAGTTCATCGTCTGTTTGAGGAAGTTCTGCAGGGTCCATAGTAAAAGGGTCTACTCCTGTCTTCTGTTGTATAGTCTCAAGAAGAGGTTTAGCAACCATTTGACCCTCAACCATTTGCTGATACTTGCTTCTTTTTGATTGAGACATAGCATCTTGAGCAAAAGCTTTTACACTAAATTCTCTGTCTTGCATTCCGTTGACTACAATGTCTACAAACTTTGGAAGTACAGGAACAGGGGTCCAATCCAAGTTTAAATAAGATAAGTCTCCATCGACTGCTAATTCATTTTTGTACTTTCCCGTACCTTGTTCGCCTCTTGCGTATAACTTTAATCTATTGAAGTCTCTCCACTGACTAAAGTATCTGCAACCACTACCGTCTTTCTTGAACCATTCATATTGAATAGCCTGTCCTATTTGTAATCCGAATTCATCAGTAGCCTTTTCTGAATCAGATACAAATTGACTTGGAAATCCGGAAGATGATATATTTATGTTTACTTTTTTCATCTAATAATTTCGCTATATTTGCCCTTGTTACTATACCTTGCAAAGTTAACCTTTATTTTTGAAACTTTTTTCTCAGGTAAATAAAGGTGTTTCTGTGTTGCCATAATTGCTAACCCCGAACTAATTGAAGCATCATACTTAGTTCTGTTACTAATATCGAACTTCGCCCAATCCTCTAAAGTTCTTGAAAAAACCATATCTCCAATATCCATATCATCTTTAAAACCTATATTGGTTTCAATGTATGATTCAATTGCTGAAGCGTGTGCTTGTTTTACTGCTTCACTTGAGTTAGGTATACCACCTAATTCTCTTTCAGTCTTAGATAATTTAGTATATGCTTTATCAGGTCTATTCATACAGAAACCTCTGTACCCCCTGTTTTTAAAATGATATAGTAAACGAGGTTTGTTATTTTCTATTAATATAGGCATACCATAAAAAACACAAGCCATTAACACATCTTCAAAAAATATTTCTGCAGTTTGTGGTCTTGCTATGTATTCTAAAAAAAACTCGTTACTTGGTGCTTCAGCCATACTAAACATAGTTTTTCCGTGTAGTGCTCCATTGGAACCACCTCCACCTACAACTCCTGATATATCATAACTGTCACACCCGAATGCACCAATGTGTTCATTACCGGGATATTTAATTCCTCTTCTTATATCAACTCTGTTTTGCAAAGATTTATTAGGAGTCCAAGAAACTAAAAACCTTCCTCGATTGTTTGGGGAAAATATTACCTCAGTATCTTTAACCCCGTTTTTCCAACTTAAAGACCCTCTTGTAATGTGATGGTCTATAATTAAAGAATCATTATAATCTATTTGCTGATATATCTTTGTAAGATTGAATAGAGACTGTTTACTCTCATCCCTAAATGCGTGAGACTCTGTTCTTGGAAATTGACGATAGTATTCGTTTAATGCATCAGGGTCGTTTTTTAAGGATTCAACCTCGTTTTTCCAATAGTCAATTGCTCCTTGAATAATTGGTTCCCCATCAATACCCGGCTTGGGTAATTTGGGTGTTTCAAAAACAGGCATACCATATCTATCAATAAACCCTTCCATATTCCACTCCATAGGAATGAAAAGTGAATATAACCCACTTTTGGTTTGACCATTAGCGTTTCTTTTTCCCACATCAGAATCTGTGTATAGTTTTTTGAAATTGTCACCACCCTTTTCAAGTGCGTTGGATGTTGAACCCATCATACATTTTCCAATAACTTTACTACCTAATCTTAAACAAGTTTTAGTAACCCTCCAATTGTTTAAAATATTATTAGGCTTTATCCATTTACCACTTTCATCGTGAACTAATAACAGAAGCTTTTCACCATCATAACTGTTATCGTCTGTGTTTTTCCAATCTATAGTAGTGTCTAATCCATACAACTCATCGTTGGTTGTATCGTACATATTTTTCTTTGTAATCTTTGCAGCAGGTATTCTAAACGCTAATTCAGTTTTAGGTTTATCCATACCATCCATAATAGGTTTAAAGAAAAAAGGTAACCTACTATTAATAGGAACTACCTTGTCGGTAAACATTTTCTTAGCATCAGAACCTGTCTTAGATAATATACCTACTCTTGAATCTTTAGCAAGTGTGCCTGTATTTACACACTCTGATGATGACATAAAAGAAAATCCTGAACGTCTTATCTTTAAATATATCATACCAAAACTTCTCGTATCTGCTTTAGATGCTTCCCAATAAAGAAATAAAATTCTATTTGCTTCTCGAAAATCAGGATATCCAACATCAATACTTGTCCATTGAAGGTACATATAGTGTGCTCCGGTAATGTATGTTGGTTCGCCATTAGACATAAACCACAAACCTTGCTCTCTTCTATCAAACTCTCCTTCAATATAATCAACCCATCTATCCTTAAATTGAGATGGCATTTCATTCCATTGAAATATAGATTGCATTCTACCTAAAGCCTTAGGTAACTCTTCTCTTTCCCAATACTGTTCTTCTTTTTTATTGTGTCTTTGAAGACACTTTTTAGGTGTTAAGGGTAAAGCTATCTTTAGACCACTTACACTTATAATATCTCCTATCTCTCCGGTCTTCGATATAACAACAAAATCATACTTAGACTCATACCCGTATTTCCACGTTTTAGCCTTGTTCTTAGACTTTAAAACGTTTTTAGGTACAACACCCTCAAGTGTTCGATATAAGTTATTTAGACCTTCTTTCTGCAAATCCTTGTTTTGTATCTGTTTTACTTGCTCCCTTTTCTAATGATTCAATAGCTTCTTTTTCTGTTTCAATTCTATTTAATATTTCAAACGCATCAAATATCGCTAACTTTTTTGTAGCTGCTGCATTTTTTAACCTGTCTGCTGAAAGGTCATCTTCAGGGTCGTGTTTAATAATCGCTTCCTTCGCTACCTTTATAAGCTGCTCCACTGCCCTGTGACCTGCTTCTATGATTTTTAATTTTATTTCGTTTGATTTCATTTCTAATACGTTTTGTTTTCTTTATAGGAACATCTTCGTTTAGTTCATCCATCCAATCCCATTCTCTACTCATAATAATGTTTGTTGTATGTATTGTGTCTGTAATTAACTACAATCTCTTGTTCTTTTTTTATATTGTCTTCTGCAATTAAAATAGTGTTACTGTTGTCCTTAAAGTAATAAAACTTTGCGTTAGGATGTTTAGAATGATTAGTGTACCTACCTGCTATAGTTCTGCATCCATCCATAGTTCCGTACCCAATAACATCTCCTTTGTTAAAATCTTTTGTTGTAAAAATTCCCAAACCCTCAATGCTTGAGTCTTTAACCTCATAATTTTTATTACCAAAATCCACAACGGGACCTGCTTCTTTTATAAACTCATCTGACTCTATGTACTTATTTAAAAGTTCTAAATCTATATTAGCTTCTTTTAACATCAATTCAAAATCAGTCATTATTTCTTTTTTAAAAAACAAACCTGTATTAGTCTTGCTTTTTCTGCATAACCAAAATTATCATAAATATTTCTTGAATGATAAAGGTGTGATGGAAAAACAACAAGCCTATTATATCTTGACCTCAAGATACACATTTTTTCTCCTTTGTAATACAGAGTAGTTCCATCGGTTTCAGGATGCTCTGTGTTTAAGTAAAGTATCGCAGTTAAATCTCCCATCATATCATCTGTATGAATGAAATTTGGTTCTTCTTGATTTAAGGGTGACCTTCTTACAAAGTTTAAATCTGCTTTATACATTGGATAATGTTCATTTAAAAACACAACAAGTTGGTCAATACCTCTTGCATTTACATTCTTAAATAAATCTTCTCCTATCTGTATATCTTGAAAGCCTTCGTTTAATATGTCATCAACATATTTATCTACCCCTTGTATTACATCTTCAAATATTCCTATATTCATATTGACATAACTATTTGGTGGTCAAACATTCTGTAAAGTTTCTCATCACTTACGGTAAACTCATATTCACTATTTGGTTTATAACAAACCTTTGTCCCTTCTACAACCCCTTTGGATTTTAGATACTCATTAGGATACCTCATTATACCAACCAAAGGCTCTTCACTTAAAGGTTTGTAAATATATGAATCCTCTACGGGTGCAGGTTGTACAAAACAATATCTGTCAACTGCATTCCATTGTGTACCGTTATGGTACGCATAGAACTGTTCGGCTTCTATAAAAAACAAATCATCTTTAAAGTAGCTTTTACCACTTCTTTGTTTTCCGTACATATCGTTATAAAACTTAAAAACATTATGGTGTACTAACAAAAAATCTCCCACCTTTATCGGACCTTTATATCCAAGGGGGAGTTCAACTACTTCTGCTTCTCTATTAGAAAATTTAAAATCTTCTTCAGATGTGCTTATGATAATATCCAATCCGGATATTTCTTTTGTGTTGTTATATCGTTTACCTTTTAAAGGTCTTACGATAAATGCAAACGGTGATTTCATAATTTAATTTACGAGCCACAACCAATACAATCTATATGCGAATCAGTTGGTTTAACTCCATTTAATTTCATTTCAATATTGTGAATCTCATCAGCAATAGCCATTGAATCCATCCAATCATCAACCTTATCTTTTTCCATTTTAAGAACCTCGACCTTTTCGATTAGTTCTTTTCTTTCGTTATCCGTCATTAAATAAAGTTTATATTGTATTCAATAGAGACGGGCATCGTTGAGGTAAACTCTTTCCAAAGTAAAATCTCATCTTCTTTTTGAATATAAATTAATATACTCTCTTTTTCTAAAACAAACTTAATTAAATGAATAGTATAACTACCATTTAAAACAGATTGCCCTACAATATAATGCATTGCTCCTGACTTGTAATCAGGACCTATTGAAATTTTTCTAATATCCATTAGTATACTCTAAGTTCAAAGTTTCCTTGGGCAATGTCTGCCACGGTTGATGCAAAATCTCGGTCTAATTTATCAATTGTAACTTGTCCGTTAGCTTTAAGATACCCTCCGAAAAAACATAAAGCTTTAGAATCTTTAGTACCACCATACCCATTTAACAATACAAGAACAGGTTGGTCTCCAAATGCTACGGCAGGTCTTATTACAATTTCATTACCGGAATCTACCCAAGTAAAAGTTGTACCTGTGGTATTATTAGCTTCTACTACTGATACATTTCCTCCTGTCGATGAGAATATTGCTTCATAACTTGTATAAGGTAACGAGCCACCACCTGTTGGTGTTTCCCATTGTGTTTGAACTGACGTTCCACTAATAGACTTAATACCTAATATCTGTGTGTCTGCCGTTGGTAAGCTTTCAGGTAATGAAATTTCTTGTGCTGCTCCTGTATCAGGTGCTTGAAGAATAATTGTTTCCGGAGAGCCTTTACTTGCTCCTGTTTCAAATTCTATTTTTCCACCTTCTGTACTTCCGTTTCCTGTAAGCTTTAATACTCCGTATCTAAAGGTTGGGTTAAGAGATGACCCAATTTGAACCTTAGTAAGTCCTGCAGTCCCTGTATCTAAAGTAAGTCCTACATTCCCATCTAATACACTATTGTTATTATATTGAATCTGTGTTGGAGAACCTCCGGCACTTGCAGTTATAGCAACATTTCCACTACCGAGAAGACTATTTCCGTTAACTGTTTTAATGTTTGAGCCACTAACTAAAGCAGCTTGTTTGTCATCAAATTTAACAAAATCACCTGAATCTAAATACCCATCAACTGTTCTTGTAGACTTAGCCATACTAAGCGAAGGAGTATTTCCTCCTGAACTTACTATTGGAGCAGTCCCTCCAACTGATGTGACAGTTCCACCACCACCACTAACTACAATATCTCCACTTCCTAAAATAGATTGACTATTTATAGTTTTAATGTTTGTCCCACTAACTAAAGGGTCTTGGTAATTGAAATCAATTATTTTTCCCGGGTCACCTGCACCACCATTAGTCATTGTAACTCCTGAGCCTGTAAACCCAAATGTACCTTGGGCAGTAGAACTACCTACTTTAATACTATTTACAGTTGATACACCACTTGCATTAAGTTGTATTGTTTTAATTCCGTCTTTGTCGGTAAATACACTTTGAGTTATACCGGAACCCATAGTTATTTTGTCAAGCCAAAAACCTGATGAAGTATCTGCTGCATCAATTTTAAATTTCTCGTCAGCACTACCTCCTACTGTACTCCATATAGATGTGAAGGGAGATGACGAAGTCGGTGTTTTGTCAATAACCAATACTTGACCGGGAGCAGGTTCGTTTTCCGGCAACGCAACTGCATAGCTTTGTTTTAGGATTTGACCCGGAGATGACCAAGCAGCAAATTGACCTGAGCCAAGTGCATCATAATATCTTGTCTCTCCATAAAATGCACCTTCACCGGCTCCTGCAAATATATTTAACTGACCTTTGATTTCTTGTGCTTTTCCAATATTAACGACAGGGTTGTTTTTTAAAGATACATCTACCTTAAAAAATTCACCTGCATTGAAAACACCTCCTTGATTAAACTGAACACCGAACTCAGGTTCAGAAGGATTTCCTCCTCCAATACCTGAACCATCTATATTAATTAAGTTCCCTACTGTAGTTATTGTAATACCTCCCTTACCTGCTAAATCAATATCAGGTCCGGTTGCTCCCTCAATAGTTTGGATACCTCCACCACCACTACCTGTAATAGTGATATCGGTTCCGGAAGCACTAATACTAATGCCTCCGGCTCCTATTAAGTTTAAGTCACCCGTAAGGGTATTTAATGACTGAACGGAAGAAGAACCTCCTGGTACTAATGCAATGATA